CGAAGACCTTCCCCATTCCCATTCTGACGCCGGAGCATCTAGCCCGGCCGGCTCCTCGGGTACCGGGGGGGCAGGGGGTGGCGCCCTGGATATTGATGGTGCGATGCGCCGCTTCGCCCTCGTCGAAGGCACCACCAGCGTGTGGGACTTGGACAAGGGGCGGTCGATGAAGCGGACAGGCTTCGAGGCCCTGGTCGGCAAGCCACTCGCGAAGGAGTGGATGGAGCGGACTGATAAGAAGCTGATCGCAACAGATCAAGCTCAGGAACTTGATCAGGCCCGGCGCTTGTCGGCCAAGAAGGGTAGCGCGTTGAAGCTCGACCCCATCGAGCGGTACGTGTACATCGACGGTACCAAGGACGTATGGGACAGGGAGAAGAAGCGGCGTATCGCCGAAGGGGCCGTGAAAATGGCCATGGGGGAAGAGTACAAGTGGTGGCTCAACAGCCAAGATCGCCGCGTTGTGGATGTAGACCACATCGTATTCGACCCCACCATGACCAAGGATCCCAACCTTTACATCAACACTTTCGAGGGGCTCCCCTTGGAACCTGTGCGTGATGACGCAGCGTGCGAAAACCTGCGCTGGTTGATTTCGTTCCTCTGCAACCATGACGAGGAAGCTTTGAGCTGGCTGACGAAGTGGTTGGCATACCCGCTGCAGAACATGGGAGCCAAGATGGACACGGCGGTGCTTATGCATTCCATCATGGAGGGCTCAGGCAAGAGCTTGTTATTCGCAGACATTTTCGGCCAGTTGTACGGCCAGTACGCTGCGACCGTTGGGCAGACGCAGTTGGAGGGTAGCTTCAATGCCTGGCAAAGTCGGAAGCTTTGGGCTGTGTTTGAAGAGGTCGTAAGCCGGGACCAACGCTACAACCAGGTCGGTAAGATCAAGCACATGATCACCGGCAAGACCGTGCGGATGGAGTCGAAGTTCATCAACGGCTGGGAAGAAGCAAACCACATGAATGCGGTCTTCCTGAGCAACGAAATCATGCCGTGGCCCATCAGCGAAGATGATCGCCGGATGCTTGTGATGTGGCCTCTGCAAACACTGCCAGTTGATCGCCAAAAAGCTATCGGTCGGGAGCTGAGCAGCGGCGGGGTGGCGGCGCTATACGGTTGGCTGCTCGCGGTCGACCTCGAAGATTTCAACCAGCGGACTCGGCCTCCCAAGACTGAGGCTCGGCAACGTTTGGTCGCGCTGAGTCGTACAGCATGGCAAACTTTTCTTCACCTCTGGCAAACTGGAGAGCTTGGGCGAGGTCTATGGGGTTGTTGTCTCGCGACCGACCTGTACGCGTTGTTTATTGAGTGGTGCTCGCGTAACAAGGAGCACGCCATGAGTCAGACCAAGTTCTCACTCATGCTCAGTGCTACGGTCGATAAGACGCGCTCGATTCCATGGACAGAGGGGTGTAACCGCCGATTCGCGGCGTTCTTCTTCCCTGATGATCCCGAGGCTTCCCTGCCCCCATCGTTCAATGCGGCCGAGCTGGGGCAAGCCGTGATCACCTGGCGCAGCAAGGCGAAACTTGCAGGGTGGAACGTCGACGCGTGGGATCACGTGAAGGGGGTCGCGGCATGAAACCAAGAGCCCCTGTGTTGGGTGTGTTGGGTTTGTGTTGGGTCGGTCTGAGCAACCCAACACGCATAGAGCCCCCAAAAATTAAGGCTTCCCGTACCCCTGTGTTGGGTGTGTTGGGTTTGCGCGCGCGTGCGCGTGCGGGTGACTTCTTTCACCTCCTTCGGCAGGCCAATAAAAAAACCTATGCGAGGACTCAAAAACCCAACAAACCCAACACACTCAACACGCCTACTAATAAAGCATTGAATTTATTGAGTTTTATCTGTGTTGGGTTTGTGTTGGGTTGGCTAAATGTGTGTTGGGTGCTGGTTTCGGAGGAATTGCGATGACGATGGATGTGGGAATACGCCTTCAGCACCTGGTGCAGTTGGCCCAGCACCAGAAGGACATGGCGGCATTGATCGATGAAACCGAGCGCCTGCGCCTGGTGGCTGAGCTGATGCACCACTGGGGTGAGCAGCGCCGGCAGCTGGGGTTGGAAGCCAGCCTCGGTAGCCAGATGGGGACGATCATGGAATGGAAGGGATCGGCGCCACGCACCGGCTCTTCCGGTGCCCGGATCCTGATGGCGGGCGCTGGCCTGGACCACGCCGCTGCCGAGGTCGATGCCGCTGTTGCTGAGTTGGCTCGCGGGGATGAGCGGGCGGTCACGCTGGCCAAGCTGGCGGAGCTGCGTTACGTCCATGAGGTCACGATCAGGGAGCAGATGCGCTTGGTCGGGCTTGCCGAAGGTGCTGACAGGACCTATCGGAACTGGGTTAAGGCCCTGCACCTGCGGGTGTTTGCACAGCTGGCCGCCCGCTCTGGCCGCGTTCGGCAACAGACCGTTCGTCGGGTCACAATGCAACTTGTGTGCAACATTGATGCTACATAGCGGCCACATGGCGACGAACCGTAAATTGCCTCTTTTCGGTTTTTCCGGTGACCTGTAAAAAGTCACCACGATATCAAAAGTGCGCTTAGGCGCTTCCCCCACAAGCACTGTGCTGTGCAACCCGCCCCGACCTGTCGGTGCATCGAGAACCCTGCCAACTGGCGGGGTTTTCTTTTTCCGGCGCCGTGTTTTTGCCAATGAGGCCTGCATGAACAGCGAGCAACAAGCATTAGTCGAAATGCCGATCTGGATGGTGATCATTCTGTCCCTGGTTGGCGGGGTGTCGGGTGAGATGTGGAGGGCGGACAAGGCAGGCGTTCGTGGTTGGGCGCTGGTGCGGCGCATTGTGCTGCGCTCGGGTGCCTGCATTGTCTGCGGTTTGTCCACCATCATGCTGCTGTATTCGATGGGGGCGTCTCTCTGGTCTGCGGCTGCGTTCGGGTGCCTGACCGCAATGGCGGGTGCTGATGTCGCAATCAGCCTCTACGAGCGTTGGGCGGCAAAGCGATTGGGCGTGTGCGATGTGCCGCCTGCCAGCCATGAAGGGTAACGAACGGCGGGGTAGCAGCGCATCGCGCGGCTACGGTCACCGCTGGCGGTTGGCCCGTGAAGTGTTTCTGGCGGCCAATCCGTTCTGTTCGATGTGCTCGACAGCCTTCCGCCCAGTGGCCGCCACAGTGGTGGACCACAGGCTTGCGCCCCGGCTGCAGGAATCCAAGGAAGCTGGTGACCCTGAAAAGCTCAAAGCTGCATGGAAGTTGTTCTGGGACCAGGACAACTGGCAGCCACTCTGCAAACTGTGCCATGACTCGGTGAAGCAGAGGCTGGAGCGCAGCGGGCGGGTGGCTGGCTGCAGCCCGTCGGGCATGCCGCTTGACCCCAACCACCACTGGAACCGGCGTTGAGCCGATCCCCGCCCGCCCTGGTCTGCCGGGGTAGGGGGGGGTGAAAAACTTTTCCCTCGCCCTCTCATTGACCGCATGCCCACCTCCGTGTGCAAAACCGGGAAAAATGGAGGAGGGGGGGTATCAGATTTTGGAGGTTTCCATGGCCGGAAACGGTAACTCCGGGCGGCCTGGGCTGCCCGCATCGGTGCATCTGCTCAACGGCAACCGCAGCAAGCTTTCACCTGCGCAGCTGATGAACGAAATCAAAGACCCTGCGGTGCCGGTCGGCGTGCCGCCTATGCCGGACTTCCTCACGGGCGACGCGGCCGCCGAGTGGACACGCATCACTGAGGCGCTACTTGCACTGGGTTGGGTGTCACGCCTCGACCAGTTGGCGCTTGCGACGTACTGCCAGGCCTACGGCGACTGGCTGCGCTTCCAGCGTTTGATCGCTGAGCGCAATGCCCAGTCACTGGATGGCCTGGGCGGTGAGGTGCAGACCTTCAAGACCGGCGCGCAGCAGACCCATGTGCTGCGCCAGTTGGCCAACGACGCTGAGAAGCGTGCCAACGCGGCCGGTGCTCAGTTCGGGTTATCTCCCCTGGCGCGCCGGAACATGAGAGCCGCACCGGCGGCACAAGGAGATTTGTTCCCGAATGCAGAACGAGACGCTGCCTCAAAGTATTTCAGCTGACTGCCGGGTAAAGGCGTTTGCGGACCAGGTGCTGGCTGGTTCAATCGTCGCCGGGCCGGATGTTCGCAACGCTGCGCGGCGCCATCTGTTGGACCTGGACAGCGGGCATGAGCGCGGGTTGATCTGGAATGCCGAAGCTGCCTTACGCGCCATAGGTTTTTTCGAAGACGTGCTTCGATTGAACGGTGGCGACTTTGAGGGGCTGCCCTTCCGCCTCGCACCGTGGCAAGCGTTCATCGTCGGCAGCCTGTTTGGCTGGTACACCGATGATGGCTACCGCCGGTTTCGCCAGGCGTACATTGAAACCGGCAAGGGCTCGGGCAAGTCGCCGCTGGTTGGCGGGATCGGCCTTTATGGCTTGGTTGCTGACGGCGAGCAACGAGCGGAGGTGTATGCAGCAGCCACGAAAAAGGACCAGGCGCAGATCCTGTTCCGCGATGCGGTAGCGATGGTCAACATGGCGCCGCATCTTGCCGGGCGCCTTGTCCAGTCCGGGCGTGATGAGAAGGTCTGGAACCTTTTCTATCCCGCGACCAACAGTTTTTTCCGCCCGATCAGCTCCGACGACGGCCAGTCCGGCCCCCGGCCCCATGTGGCGTTGATCGATGAGCTGCATGAGCACAAGACCGCCAGTGCCGTGAACATGATGCGAGCCGGTACCAAGTTCCGGCGCCGGGCATTGATCGTGATGATCACCAACAGTGGTTCCGATAAGGGCTCGGTGTGTGGCCAGTATCACGACCTTGGCGTACGAATCTGTGAAGGAAAAGAGCATAACGACGCGTTCTTTGCCTTCATCTGCTCGCTCGATAAGGGGGACGACCCTTTCAAGGACGAAGCGTGCTGGCCGAAGGTGAACCCGTCGCTGGACTACATCCTTGAGGGGCAGACCGATGGCATTCCTGGTCGTAAGTATCTGCGTGAGCAGGTGGCCGAGGCTAAGGGGTTGCCAGCCAAGGAGGCTGTGGTCAGGCGCCTGAATTTCTGCGAGTGGACACAGGCGACATCGCCGTGGCTGTCGTGGGAAATCTGGAGCGGTGCCGCCGAGCGGGTGCCGATGCGAGTTCTACGCAACAGGCCATGCGTCGGCGGGCTCGACTTATCCAGCACCACGGACCTGACGGCGTTCGTGCTGATGTTCAGCCCAACGCCTTACGACCCTCATTGGCGCTCTCTGTCGTATTTCTGGATCCCCGACGAGGACCTGGTGGGGCGGGAGAAACGCGACCGTGTTCCGTACCTGCAGTGGATCAAAGAGCGCCACCTTGAAACGACGCCGGGTCGGGCCATCAGCAAGCTGCACGTGCTCAGGCGGCTACAGACGATCTGCGATTTCTTCGATGTGCGGCGAATTGCCTACGATCGATGGCGGATCGAGGACTTACTGCAGCTGATGACCGACAACGGCATCACGCTGCCCGAGCTCAAGCCTTTTGGCCAAGGTTTTAAGGACATGGGACCGGCGGTGGATGAGTTCGAGCGGCGCTTGTTGGGCCGCAAGGCCGAGCCCTCTGAGGTGATCGACCTGGACCCCGAGGATTTCGAGGTTGTGTCGGAGGTCACCACGGTCACAGAGGTGGTCGAGACCCTGCTGCACGACGACAACCCCGTGATGACCTGGAACGCAGGCAACGCGGTGATCGTCTTCGACCCAGCCAACAATCGGAAGGTCGACAAATCCAAAGCCACGGGCCGTATCGACGGCATTGTCGCTGCAGTGATGGCGGTTGGCATCAGCAGCGACATTTCCGAAGCATCAGGCACGTCGGTTTACGACGAAGGGGTAGGTATATGAAGTTGGTAATTGCATCCTGGGTGGCGGGCCTTCTGGGCTTCGCGCTGCTGGTCGCGGGTGTCTGGATGGTGCATCGACCTGCCGCATTCATCGTCGCGGGGGTAGGGCTGTTGGTCTGGGCCAAGTTGGCCGATCAGGCAGCGGCGCACCAAGTGGCAAGGGAAGGAGGCTGACCATGTTCTTTTCCAGCTTGCTCGCTTCGGGCGCGGGCACGTTGACCAGTCCGGACAGCGGCTTTTGGCGCGGTCTACTCGGTGGCGGTCGAAGCTCGGCTGGTGTAGCGGTAACGCCAGAGTCTGCGCTTGCCCTGCCCATCCTGCAAAACTGCGTCACCTTGCTGGCCGAAACGGTGGCGCAGCTGCCTCTGGAGCTGTTCCAGCGCAAGGATAAGGGGCAGCGGGATGCGGCGATCAATCACCCGTTGTACGACGTGCTGCGCTATCAGCCCAACCCGTTCCAGACACCCTGTGAATACATGGAGCGACACCAGGGGGCGGCCGGCCTGCGGGGTAACGCCTTCAGCTTCATCGACCGGCGCGAAGATGGCAACGTCACGGCGCTGTGGTCACTAAAGAACGAGCAGGTCCAGGTGCTTAAGGGCGCCGACCTGCTGCCTTACTACCGGATTGGTACCAGCGAGTCGGTGCCCATGCGGATGGTGCATCACGTTCGCTGGTTCGGTACGAACCCTTATGTTGGGCTATCACCCATTGAGCTGCATGCTGACGCGATTGGGCTGACTCAGGCGGTACGCCAGTACACCGGCAAAAGCTTTGCCAACGGCGTGGCCGTGTCCGGCGTGATCGAGCGACCCCGCGAGGCACCCGCGATCAAGGATCAGGGCACCATCGACAAGATCGTCGATCAGTGGGGGCAGAAGTTCGGCGGTATGGACAACGCCAAGAAAGTCGCCCTGCTGCAGGAGGGCATGACCTTCAAGCCGGTGTCGATGACCAACGTCGACGCTGAAATCGTCGGCATCATGAAGCTGACCGGCCTGGACATTGCGCGGATCTACAAGATTCCCCTGCCCATGGTGAACGACCTGGAGAAGTCGAACTACAACACCTTGGAGCAGTTGATGATCCAGTTCGTGGTGTTCGCCTTACTGCCCTGGGTGAAGCGCCATGAACAAGCGATGATGCGCGACTTCCTGCTGCCGAAGGATCGCCGGGAATACTTCATTGAGTTCAACCTGTCCGGGCTGCTGCGCGGTGACCAGAAAAGCCGCTATGAGGCTTACGCTATCGGTCGCCAGTGGGGTTGGCTGAGCGTTAACGACATCCGGCGGCTGGAGAACATGCCGCCCGTGCAGGGCGGTGACATCTACCTGCAGCCCCTCAATATGGTTGATGCTGGCAAGCAGCCCGACCTGAACAACCCCACCGTGCGCGCCCAGCTGGAGCTGCAGCACGCCGAGATCGGGAGGATCCTCGCCCAATGAGTAAGCGCTATCTGCGGGCCTCCAGCCTGCTGTTCAATCAACCCCTGCTGGTCACGCCAGACATGCTCGACCTGGGCGTGCGTTGGGCCAATCAGACCATGAGCCTCAACATCATCAACCTCGGAGGCAGCTCGGCCCAGCTCTGGAAGGATGATGACCCGATCGACCGGGTGGCCTACGCAGACGAGCAGCGGCGCAATGCCATTGCCCAGACCGGGATTGAGGTCATCCCGGTCAGCGGTGTGCTGGTCAGTCGCGGCAGTCACCTCAACGCTTGCGAAACCATGACCAGTTACGAAGGGCTGCGCTCCCAGCTGCAGCGCGCAGTAGCTGATCCATTGGTCGAACACATCGTGCTGGATATCGACAGTCCTGGTGGCTCTGCCGTGGGCGCCTTCGAGCTGGCCGAGGATATCCGGGCGATGACCGCGCAGAAGCCTATCACCGGCTTGGTGAACTTCATGGCGTACAGCGGCGGCTACCTGATCGGCTCGGCGTGCAGCGAGATCGTGGTGAGTCGCACCAGCGGTGTCGGCTCCATCGGGGTGATTGCTAGCCATATGGATCGCTCAAAGATGGAGGAGGGGATGGGCGTGAAGGTGACTACGGTGTACGCCGGGGCACACAAAAACGATCTTTCCCCGCATGAACCCATCACCGAGCAATCGATGAAGTTCCTCAACGAGCTAGTGCAGGAGAGCTACCAGATGTTTGTCAGTGCTGTTGCCGACTACCGTGGCCTGCCGGTCGCCAAAGTGATTGGCACCGAGGCCGCTCTGTATCGCGGACAGACCGCCATCAATGCGGGGCTGGCGGATCGCCTGCAGAACCCGCAACACACCGTTGACGAGCTGTCGCGTGCCGTTGCGCAGAACCGTGCAACACGCCAGACGAGCCGTATCAGCGTGCGAGCAGCAGCCTTAGCGATGCAGTCGCTCGCCTGATCCCGCCGTATCAACTGTATTTCGACCCGCCTAGTGCGGGTTTTTTTATGCCCAGGAGGCAGCATGTCCCTTGTACTTCAAATGCGTAACGAGCGCGCCGGCCTGGTCGCCCAGGTACAGGCCCTTGCCCAAATCGAGGCAGGTGGCGGTAGCTTGACCGCCGAGCAGTTGCAGCAATTCACCAGCCTGGAAACGCAGATCAATGACCTCACGGCCAAGATCAAGCGGGCCGAGTCGGCCGAGCAGCTGGCTGCAGCCAGCGCGGTACCGGTCACCGAGTCGGCTCAAGGCGTCACTGGCCCGCCGGGCAGCAACATTTCCGGCCCATTCAGCGAAAAGGCCAAGCCTGGTACCGGCATGGCGCAGATGGCTCGTTTGTTGGCCTCTGCCCACGGCAACCAGCAGACAGCCGCCCAAATGGCGAAGGACGGCGGTTTCCCCGCTGATGTTCACATGGCGTTGAGCGTCGTAACCCCGGGTGCCGGCGGTGTGCTGGTGCCGCAGAACTTCGCTACCGAGGTCATCGAGTCGCTTCGGCCGGTGTCCATTGTCCGCAAGATGGGCGTCACCAGCTTGCCGCTGAACAACGGCAACCTGACCCAGCCGCGTATCACCGGCAACACCGTGGTGACGTACATCGGCAGCGATACCGATATCCCGATCACCGGCATGGCGTTCGGCGACACCAAGCTTTCGGCGAAAAAGGCCGCCGCTATCGTGCCGATTTCCAATGACCTATTGGCCATGAGCGGGGTTAACCCACGGGTCGATGGCCTGGTGCTCAGTGATCTGACCGTGAGCATGGGCCTGTCGGAGGATCTGCACTTTATCCGCGCTGATGGCTCTGGCTCGCTGCCCAAGGGGATGCGCTACTGGGCGCTGCCGTTCAACGTCTTGCCAGCGCCTGCGGTCGATGGCCTGACGCTGGAAAAGATCGATATGTTCCTGGGCGGCATGATGCTGCGCCTGGAAACCGCGAACGTGATGATGAAGTCGTGCGGCTGGCTGATGGCGCCACGGGTGCTGCGTTGGCTGCAGGCGCTCCGTGACGGTAATGGCAATAAAGCTTATCCGGAGATCGATGCCGGCATGCTCAAGGGCTATCCGGTAGGGCTCAGCAACCAGATCCCGGTGAACCTCGGCGCCGACGGCAATGAAACCGAGATCTACTTCGTCAACTTCGCCGACTGCATGATCGGCGAGGACATGGACCTGACCCTGAGCTTCAGTAACGAGGCTTCTTACAAGGATGCCGAGGGCAACATGGTCAGCGCCTTCCAGCGTGATCAGACCTTGCTGCGTGTCATCGCGAAACACGACTTCGGCCCGCGTCACGTCGAAAGCATCATTGTGGCGGTCGGCGTGAAGTGGGGCGCTGGCATGTAATCCCAGGCCCCGGATTGGCCGGGGCCGCTCGACTGGATGGAAGTTATGGCAAAGGTAATTGTTGTGTTCACCGGCTCCTGGCGCGGTTACAGCAAGGGCGAAGTGGCGGGCTTCGAGGAAAATGTTGCGCAGTCGCTGATCGAAGGCGGCCGTGCTGAATTGCACGACGGCAAGAAAGCTGGCAAGTCCGGTGGTGGTAAGGGCAAGCCCGCTCCGGCGGCGAAAGAGCCAATCCAGTCCGGCCCTTCGACGGAGCCACCACCGAATCCGGATTCGACCACTACTGATCCGGATGACGACGAAGAGAAACCCTGATCATGGCGCGCCGCATCGCCTACACGGGGGCGCCCGTGCTGACGTTGGAACAGGTGGCATTTCAGTGCCGGGCTGAGCCAGAAGACCTGCAGCCCGAGCTGATCGACCTGATCATCATCCCTGGGGTTACTGCACAGGCTGAATCGAAAACAGGGGCGGCGATCCGTGAAGCAATCTACGAGGAGGACTGGCCGGCGGCGTATCCGTCGGGCCATTCGTTGGACATTGGCCAGGTGGTTGCCGTCGAGTCCGTTGTGGTGCTGGGAGAGGCAGGTCAGGTGATCCCCTACGTCGGCCAGGTGGAGCTTAGCCAGGGCGGGAAGGAGAGCTATCTGCACTTCCCAGCCGGCAGGCCTGCTGGCCGGTTGCGTATCCGTTACCGGGCCGGGGCGGACCTGGAAGCCTATCCCGGTGTGCTCAGCTGGCTACTGATGGCGGCGGAAACGGCATTCACCCATCGGGGGCTTTTGGTCGTGGGGCAATCCTTGGCCGAAGTGCCGGCGAGCTTTGTCGACCACCTGTTGGCGGATATCACCGTCCCGCCGAGGTTCTAGTTATGGCACTGCGAGTGAGCACGCGGGCACCCGCCTCGGGTGAGCTGAAACATCGCATGGAGGTGCGAAGACGGTCCGATAAACCGATTGGACCCGGGCTTGAGTCTGACCTGGCGCATGTGTGTTGGCGCTGGGTCAAGGTTGAGCCCTTGGGCACCGCAACCTATGCCGCAGCGCAGCAAACCAACACCGGTGTTACGCACCGCTTGTACTGTCGCTTCATTGACGGCTTGGCTTCCGACTGTGAGTTCGTTGGCCGTGGGCGGGTTTATCGGGTGAAGCGCCCCACGGAGCTTGCGGGCGAGCAGATCTGGTCTGTGGTTGAAGTGGAGGAGTTGGGTGCTGTCAACGCGCCGACGGGAGGTGGTCGTGGCCAACTCCGTTTCGATTGACGGCTACCTGCACGTTGACGGCTTCGACAAGTTCGACCAAGAGGCCTTCAACAAGCGAAAGATCCGCGCCGGCATGCGCAAGGTGGGCCAGCTGATCACCGGCCGGGCGCAGATGAACCTGGCGCTGGGTGGCGGCCAGGAGGGCTACCCGATCAACCGGTCGGGTGCGACCACCGATTCGATCGGCTTCAAGCTGTCGCGCTCGGGCTTTCTGGTACGGATTGCCCCGAACAAGACCGCGAGCATGCGGGCGTTCTATCCGGCGTACCTGCATTACGGCGTGCGCCGCAAGCAGGGCGGTGGGTGGCGCATCAAGCCCCGCGACAACTACATGACCGACGCGCTAACCGACAGTCGCGCCGAGGTGCAACGCATCCTGCAGCAGGCCTTCGCCGCCGCGCTGCTCAACTGAGAACCGACATGAAAATCACGCCTGTGATCGAGCAGCTGCGCGCCTATGCGCCTGGCTTCGAAGAACGCGTGGCCGGTGGCCTGGATTGGGACCCGACCGCCGACAGCGCCAAGTTGGAAGTGCCGGCGGCCTACGTGATCGCGGTGGGCGACTCGGCCGACGAGCCCGCCGCGCAGAACGTCATCACCCAGGACGTGCGCGACGCGATCGACGTGTGCGTGGTGCTGCCAACGGTGGATGAGCGCGGGCAGTCGGTGGTCGACGTGCTGCACGACGTGCGCGCCCAGCTGTGGCGCGCCCTGGTGGGCTTTGAGCCTGACCCCGAGTCGGGGCCGTTGCTGTACGACGGCGGCCAGCTTTTGCTGCTCGACCGCGAGCGGGCGGTTTACCGCTACCGCTTCTATGCCGACCTGCAGCTGGGTCGCTGGGAGCAGACCGGCCAGGGTAAGCCGCAGACCTGGCAGGAATGGCAGCTGGCCGGATTGCCCGCGCTGGACGGGATCGACACCCGCTTCGACTTCATCAACCCCCTGAAAGACTCCAACGTCACAGCCCCAGGGCCTGACGGGCGAGTCGAGTTCACCACCCGGGAGAACCTGACCCCATGAAGACCATCAACCTCAAGCCGGCACCCGGGCGCGAATGCCCGATGCCGCACAACCCCCGCGAGCTGCTGCCCGCCGGCGGCGCCTCGGTGCCGCGTAACGCGTACTGGGAGCGCCGCATCAGCGACGGTGATGCCGTCGAGCAGAAAGCCAGCACCCGAGGGAGCAAGACGCCATGAGCGTGAGTTTCAGCAACATCCCCAGCGACATTCGCGTGCCGCTGTTCTATGCCGAAGTCGACAATTCCATGGCCAACAGCGGCGCATCGAGCTTGCGCCGGCTGCTCATTGGCCAGGTCAACGACGACGCCGACGGCGCCGAGATTGGCCGCCTGACCTTGGTGTCGCGGACCAGCGAGGCCAAGGACATTGGCGGCGCCGGTTCGATGCTGGCCAGCATGCACGCCCGTTGGCGCGCAATCGACGTCGCCGGCGAGGTGTGGTGTCTGCCGCTCAAGGTCGCCACCGGCGTGGCTGCCACTGGCACCGTTACCGTAACGGGGTCGGTCGAGTCGGCCGGCCTGGTCAATCTGTACATCGCCGGGCAGCGCGTACGCGCCCTGGCTGTGGCGGGCGCTTCGGCCGATGCGGTGGCCACCGCCCTGGCGGCGGCCATCAATGAGGCGATCGACCTGCCGGTGACCGCCACGGTAGCCGCCGGCGTGGTCACCCTTCAGGCCAAGTTCAAGGGCGAGCTGGGCAACGACATTCAGGTGCAACTCAATCGCCTGGGCCGCGTGAACAGCGAGGTTACCCCGGCGGGGCTGACCATCGTCACCACCAGCATGACCGGCGGTGTCGGCAGCCCTGACGCCGCTGCCGCGCTGGCCGCGCTGGGCGACGAAGAGTTCGAATTTATCGCCCAGCCTTGGACCGATGCCGACACCCTGGACGCCTGGAAAGAAACCATGGACGACAGCGCCGGTCGTTGGTCCTGGGCTAAGCAACTGTACGGCCATGTCTACAGCGCCAAGCGTGGCACCCTCGGTGAGCTGGTCGCGGCCGGGCGCCTGCGCAACGATCCGCATATCACCGTCCATGGCTTCGAACGGGGCGTGCCGCAGCCAGCGTGGGAGGTGGCGGCCGCCTGGGCGGCCCGCACTGCCGTGTTCATCAGTGCCGACCCGGCGCGGCCGACGCAAACCGGCGTGCTGGTGGGCATCGACCCGGCCGCCGCGAGCGATCGTTTCACCCTGACCGAACGGCAGTCGCTGCTGACCAGTGGGGTGGCCACCGCCGCCTACAACGGTGGCAGCTACCGCATCGAACGCGCCATTACCACGTATCAGCGCAACGCCTACGGGCAGCCCGATGATTCGTACCTGGACAGCGAGACGCTGCACCAGTCGGCGTATGTCATCCGCTACCTGCGCAGCATCATCACCAGCAAGTACGGGCGTCACAAGCTGGCCAACGACGGTACCCGCTTCGGCCCCGGCCAGGCGATCGTCACGCCGAAGGTGATTCGCGGCGAGCTGGTGGCGGCCTACGGCGCGCTTGAGCGTGACGGCATTGTCGAGAATGCCGAGATGTTCAATCAGTACCTGATCGTCGAGCGCGACGCCAACAACCCGAACCGGCTCAGCGTGCTGTTCCCGCCGGACCTGGTGAATCAGTTGCGGGTGTTTGCGCTGCTGTACCAGTTCCGCCTGCAGTACCCCGAGGCGACTTAATCCGCATCGTTCAACCCCGGCCCGCCTTGTGCGGGCTTTTTTCTGGGAGATCCCGTTATGGGTCAGAAAGTCGCAGGCACCTGTTACATCAAGGTCGACGGCGATCAGTTGGTCATCACCGGCGGCGTGGAATGCCCGCTGTCGGACGTGAAGCGCGAAACCGTCACGCGGGGCTACTTCAAGGAAGAAGACCTGATCCCCTACGTCGTCGTTGACGCGGTGAAAACTGCCAACTTCCCCCGGGCCAAGCTGGCCGCCGGTATTGCCATGACCGTAACGGCCGAGCTGGCCGATGGCTCCGTGTACGTGCTGAGCGGCGCGTACCTGGTCGACGAAACCAAAGTGACCGGCGACGACGCCAAGGTCTCGCTCAAATTCGAAGGCATCCAAGGAGACTGGCAGTAATGAGCACCGTAACCCATACCCTCGCCGAATCGATCCAGGCCCATAACGAAGAGGTCAAAGAACTGACCCTGCGTCGCCCTACCGTGCAGGAATGCCGGGCCATCAAGGCGCTGCCCTACAACATCGGCGAGAGCGGTTATCCGATCCTCGACGTGGAAGTGGCGGCCAAGTACATCGCCGTGTGCGCAGCCATCCCCGCCAGTTCGGTGAACCAGTTGGCGTTGCCCGACTTGAACAACGTGGCCTGGCTCATCGTGGGTTTTTTCATGCCCCGCGATTCGGAACAGTCGGCAGCCTAACCGAGCTGGCCTATGACCTCGCTTGGTGGTGGAAAGCCACCCCAGGCGAGGTGCTGGGCTGGACCCTCGACACGCTGTTCGAGAGCGAGGAAAACGCGTGGCGCATCAACGCGCTGACTGGGGGTGGCAGTGGCGGATAAATTCCAGCTAAAGGCCCTGATCACCGGCGTCGACAAGCTGTCGCCGGTGCTCAGTGGCGTGCGCAAGAACGCGGCGATGCTGCGCAAGCAGTTGAACAGCTCGGGCCTGGGCAAGATCACCTTTGGAGAGGCCCTGCAGGGTGGCGCCATTGCGGCTCCGTTCGTCATGGGCGTGAAGGCGGCCATGGGCTTCGAGAGCGCCATGGCCGACGTGAAAAAGGTGGTCAACTTCGACACGCCGGCGCAGTTCAAGGCCATGAGCGACGACGTGCTGGGCCTGTCCGAGCGGCTGCCGATGGCGGCCGAGGGCATCGCGCAGATCGTCGCGGCGGGCGGTCAGTCGGGCATCGCCCGGGAAGAGCTGAACCGCTTTGCCGAAGACGCGGTAAAAATGGGCGTGGCCTTCGACCAGACGGCCGAAGAGTCTGGATCGATGATGGCCAAGTGGCGCACGGCCTTCAAAATGAATCAGGCCGAGGTGGTGACACTGGCCGACCAGATCAACTACCTGGGCAACACTGGCGCTGCGAGTACCGGGCAAATCTCCAACATCCTGACGGCCATCGGCCCGTTGGGGGAGGTGGCCGGTGTCAGCGCGGCCCAGCTGGCCGCCATGGGTTCGACCCTGGCCGGTGTGGGTATCGCCCAGGACGTGGCGGCCACCGGCATCAAGAACTTCATGCTGACCCTGACCGCCGGCACGGCGGCCACCAAGTCGCAGAAGGAGGCCTACAAGGCGCTGCGCCTGGACGCCAACGAACTGGCCAAGGGCATGCAGAGCGACAGCGAGGGCACGATTAACCGCGTGCTGCAGACGCTGGCCAAGGTCGAGAAGAGCAAGCAGGCGGCGGTGCTGACCAACCTGTTCGGCAAGGAATCGGTGGGGGCCATCGCGCCGCTGCTGACGAGCCTGGCCACCCTGCAGAAAAACTTCAAATCGATCGGCGATGAAACGCAGTACGCCGGTTCGATGAACAGCGAGTATGCCGCCCGGGCAGCCACCACACAGAACGCCATGCAGCTGCTGCAGAACCGCGTGACCCGCCTGGGCATCACGGTTGGCAGTATGTTGTTGCCGCCGCTGAACGACTTCATGGCCACCGTGGGGCCGATTATCAGCAGTGTTGGCGCGCTGGCTGCAGCGCATCCCTGGCTGATCAAGGGCGTGCTGGGTGCGGCCGTTGGCTTCACCGTGTTGCGCTTGGCCACGGCCGGCGCGACGGCGGCACTGGCGTTGATGAACGGGGTGGCGAGCATGAGCCCGATCGGCCTGGTGGTGCGCGGCATCGCCATTGCTGCGGGTGTGCTGATCGCCAACTGGTCGACCGTGGCGCCGTACTTCCAGCAAGTATGGGACATGATCAAGGGGCCAGCGATGATCCTGTGGGGCTGGATGAAAACGGCCTTCGCCTGGACGCCGCTGGGCATGATCGTTGCCAACTGGCAGCCGCTGACCCGCTTCTTTGCCAGCCTGTGGGGCTTGGTCAAGGCACTGGCGGTGCCGTTCATGGGCTTTATGCGGACGGTATTCGCCTACACGCCGCTTGGGATGATTATCAACAACTGGGGGCCAATCAGCGGGTTTTTCCAAGGGGTGTGGGAGGCGATCAAGGCGCTGTCGGTGCCGTTCCTCGACTTCCTCAAAACCCTGTTTGACTGGTCGCCGCTGGGCTTGCTGGTCAAGCACTGGGAGCCGATCACGGCCTATTTCAAAGGGCTGTGGAAGAAGCTTCGCCCGATCGTTGAGCCCATGATGAAATTCCTGGGGTTCAGCTCCGAAGGCGGGGTGATTGAGGCCGCGACCAACAAGGTCAACGCCTGGACGGAGCAGCAGCAGGCGCGCAACGCAGCGGCCCAACCGGTGCCGGGCGCCCTGGTGCGGCCGATCGCCGAGCCGGTACAACTGATGCCCGAGGCCACCAGTGCGGCCAGCCTGTTGCGCGTTCCTGGGCAAGCGCCGGCGCGGCCGCCGCTTCGCCTGGTGTCGTCGGCGCCCGCGCTTACGGCCTCGCAGCTGGGCGAACAGGCCAAGGAAAGCTATGCCAAGGGGCTGACCCAGGCTGAGGCGCTGAAACAGGCCGAATCGGCCGTTGTGCAGCGCCCTGGCCTGACGTCCGCGGCTGCCACGGCGCCGGGTGGTTTGCCGGCGTCGCGGGGGTCGCTGGTCCAGCAATCGGCAGCGGCCAACAAGACCCAGCTGGAAGGGTCAATGGTGGTCCGTTTCGACAATGCCCCGCAGGGCATGCGCGTCGAGCAGGGCGAATCCAACCAGCCCGGCCTGCAGGTTACCCCGCAGGTCGGCTATCGCTCACTGGGTAGGGGGGCAGGATGACCACGTGGCGGGACAATTTACGGCCGGCCTCCTTTCGTGGGGTGCCGTTTCACGTCGACAGCGACAGCATGCCAGTCGGTCGACGCACCCAGGTCCATGAATACCCCCAGCGAAATGAACCGCTGGTGGAGGACCTGGGCCGCATAACGCGGGAAATCAAGCTGGCCGCCTTCGTGATCGGCGAAGACTTCATGCTCAAGCGTGATGCCTTGCTCAACGCCTTGGACAAGGCCGGCGCCGGTGATCTGATTCACCCCTGGTACGGCCGTTTGACGGTGACGGCGACGGGATGTTCGGTGAGCCATGAGCGCCGTGAAGGGGGCATGGCGCGTTTCGACCTGGTGTTTGTCGAAGAGGGCGAAAAGGGCTTTCCGCCCGGCACTCCGAATACGGCGCGGCAACTGGAAGAGTCGTCTGAAACGCTGCTGCAGTCGGCCATCAGGCGCTACAAGGAAGCCATGGCACTGGTGAATCGGGCGCGCTTGGCGGTGGTTGTCCTGCAGAACGGTATCGCCGGGGTGCAGATGGCCATTTCCCAGGAGCTGCGCCAGTTGACGGGCCTGATCAGTTCGGTGGAAGCGCTGGCCGACATGCTGATCAACGCCCCGGGCAACTTCTCGGCAATGATCCGGGGGCAGTTCTCGAGCATCGGCGGCAGTCGTTCGACGGGTTACCGCTGGGGGCCTTCGAGCAGCACGCTATCGAGTTCTGCAGCTGCTTCAAGTATCGAAGCCGACCCAGAGTTCGCCAGTACGGTGGCCGCTTTGCCGGAGGCCGACCCGGAGTTTTCCAGTTTTGCCGATTCCAGCCGGGCGATCACGTCCCAGGTCGAGCGGTCCCGCGACCTGGCTGCTCAAGTGGTGGCCGCTGCAGCGGGCAATAGTGCCGCCGGTGGCGCCGCTACGGCGGCCGTAATCGAGGCTGCCCGCGAACTGGTGCGGGATGCGTTGATTGTCCTGGCCGTGCGCACGGCCGCAGTCATGCCGGTGGTGCAAGCGCCGGCCTCACTGTCGGCTTATCCATCCCTGCAGCAGCAAGTGGTTTCGCCGATCGTGCGCCCCGACGTACCGGTTACCGCTGACGTGGTGGCCCTGCGCGACGCGATCGAGGCCGCGCTAGTGGCGGCTGAGCAGACCGCACCCCATGAGCATTTCGAGGTGCTGGAGGTTGTGCGCAAGCAGGTGCGCGCCCACCTGACCGAGGTGGCCCGCGCCGGCGTGCGCCTGGCTGAGGTCACCACGCTGGAGAGCCTGCCGGCGGTGGTGCTGGCCTATCAGCGCTACGGCGACGCGACCCGCGCCGCTGAAATTGTTACGCGTAACAAGGTCGCGCACCCGGGGTTCTTGCCTGTCGGGGTGCTGGCCGTCGCTCAAGAGTAAGCCTATGGACGAAATGAATGCTGTCACGCTGAGCGTGAACGGCCTGGACTATCGCGGCTGGAAGAAAGTCAGCATCAGTGCAGGGATCGAGCGACAAAGCCGTGATTTCCGCCTGGGGGTGACGTGGCGCTGGCCCGGCCAGGTGGTGGAAATCCCGGTGCGGCAGGGTGACTACTGCGAAGTACGCATCGGCGGCGACCTGGTGCTGACCGGGTGGGTGTTCGCCACGCCGATCAGCTACGACAGCCGCAGTGTTGAACGGTCGGTGTCTGGCCGTTCGCTGACCGCTGACCTGGTGGACAGCTCGGCGGTCAACAAGCCCGGTCAGTGGCGCGGGCAGAGCGTGCAGAAGATCGTCCAGGCGCTGGCTGAACCCTACGGGGTCAAGGTGCTGAGCGAGGTGGCGGAAACCACCAAGCTGGCCGACCACCAGATTGAGCCCGGCGAAACCGTGTTCGAATCGATCGACCGGCTGCTGACGCTTTCCCGTCTGCTGTCGACCGATGACGCGCGGGGGCGGGTGGTGATCATCAAACCCGGCAGCGCCGGGCGTGCTGTCGATCGCCTGGAGCTGGGACAGAACATCCTGACCGGTCGCGCTGAGTTGGATTTTTCCGGGGTGTTCTCCGACTACCGCGTGACCGGACAACGCTCGGGGTCAGATAGCGCTTACGGCGAGCAGGCCAGCGAAGTCAAGGCCGAGCTAACCGACCCCCGTGCTACCCGTCACCGCGTGCTGCTGATCCACGAGAGCGGCCAGATGACCCCGGAGCTGGCCCAGGCCAGGGCCAACTGGGAGCGCGGCAGCCGCATGGGTAAGGCGCTGACCCTGAACTATCAGGTGCAGGGGTGGCGGCAGTCCAACGGCGCGCTGTGGTTGCCGAACATGGTGGTGCGGGTGGTCGATCCACTGATGGGCATTGATCGCGACATGCTGATCAGTGAAATCGAATACGTGCTGGATGACGCCGGGACGGTGGCCAACATCGTGGTAGGTCCGCCGGATGGCTTCGACCCTGAGCCGAAAGACCCGCACAAGTCGCGCAAGCTCAAGAAGGGCGGCAAGGCCGACAACTTCGAATACCTGATTCCTGCTGACTGGAAGCCTGGCCAATGAAACCCATGAGAAATTTCTTCGCCCGGGGTGTCGTCGCCCTGGTCGACGCTGGCCGCAAGTTGCAGGGCCTGCAGATGCGCCTGACCGCCGACGAAGTGAAAGACGGCATGGAGCACTTCGAGCCCTACGGGTTCACGTCCAACCCGCACCCCGGCGCCGAGGGCCTGGCGGCGTTCCTGGGTGGCGATCGCTCGCATGGGGTGGTGATCTGCGTGTCGGATCGGCGCTTTCGCCTGCAGGGCCTGGAGAGCGGCGAAGTGGCCTTGCACACCGACGAGGGCGACGTATTGCACTTCAAGCGGGGCCGCGTGATCGAGGTGCAAACCGCGACGTTCCGGGTCAAGGCTGAAACGGCAGTCGAGTTCGATACGCCGCTGATCAGCACTACCGGGCGCATCGTATCTGACGGCGACCAGATCGCCGCCGGCGTCAGCACCTCGCTGCACGTGCACGAAGGCTCGGACAAGCAGCCGGTTAAGGGAGCCTGACATGCAGCTATTCAGCGATGAAGGCTCAGAACAGGCCTGGCAGCGGGCGGTGGTGATCAGTCTGCTGACTTGGCGGCGCGCCGATGAGGGCGACTCGCTGGACGACGACCAGCGCTATGGCTGGTGGGGCGACACCTTTCCCACGGTTGAGCGTGACCGCATCGGTTCCCGTCTGTGGCAGTTGCGCCGCCGCACGCTGACCGATGACACGGTGCGCGACGCCGAGGCGTTCGCCCGTGAGTCGCTGGCCTGGCTGGACGATGACGATCGGGTGGCGGCCGTTACCGTAACGGCGTCACGCGAGGTCACCCGCTTGAGCCTGCAGGTAGTGCTGTCGATGCGTGACGGGTCGGTGATCGATGTTCAACTAGACAAGCTATGGCAGGTGATCAATGCCGTTTGAAACCCCTACGTTGCCCGCGCTGATTGCCCGGGCGCAGTCGGACCTGTCCGGTGGTAGCGCGCTGGTGCGCTCCGATGCCGAAGTGCTGGCCCGAGTCCTGGGCGCCGCCAGTTACGGCCGTTACGGCCATCAGCAGTACATCGCCGACCAGATTCTTCCGGATACGGCCGATGAAGAAACGCTGCTGCGCATGGCCCGGGCACGGCTCAAGCGTGACCGGCTGGAGGCTGTCGCGGCGGCTGGTCCGGCGGCCTTCACCGGCGCCGTGTCGGCGCTGCTGGACGCCGGCACGCTGCTGCAGCGCGACGATCAGGTGCTGTTCCGGGTGCGCACCACGGTCAAGCTGACCGCCACGTCGGGCGTCGCCGAGATCGAGGCCCTGGACGCCGGCGAGCTGGGCAACACCCCGGCCGGTACGCAGTTGCGCCTGGTGTCGCCGGTACTGGGCGTCAATGAGGTGTTCACCGTCGGGGCGGCTTCCCTGGCCGGCGGCACCGAACAGGAGAGCATCGAGACGCTGCGCGGTCGGGTGATTCGCTCTTACCGAGTCATTGCCCACGGCGGCAGCAAGAGCGATTACGAAACCTGGGCGCTGGAGGTGGCTGGGGTGACGCGGGCCTGGGTGGTGCGGCGCTGGCTTGGCCCGGGCACGGTGGCGGTGTTCTTCGTGCGGGATGGTGATATCGACATTATCCCTAACGCCGAGGCGCTGGCCACGGTGGCCGCTTACATCGAGCAGGAGCGGCCGGTGACGGCCGAGGTCTACGTGCTGCCGCCGGTGGAAAAGCCGGTGCAGTACCACCTTTCGGTCACCCCGGACAGCAGCGCGGTACGCCGCGCCGTGGAAGCGGCCCTGGTCGATCTGCACAACCGGGAATCGGAGTTGGGCGGCGGCCTGCTGGCCACCCATATCAGCGAGGCCATCAGCGGCGCCACCGGTGAGCGCGACCATCAGGTGCTTTCCCCGCCTGGTGACGTGGCGGCGGCGGCCAATGAGCTGCTGACGTACGGGGGTGTGCTGTGGTCGTGAGAACGGCAAGTGACTACTACGCGCAGTTGTGTGCCTTGAAGCCTCCCGGCCCTGCCTGGGACCGCGAGTTTAACCCTGGCGTTGACCAGCTGCTGCAGGCGGCTGCGCAAGAGCTGGCCCGCGAGGACCGGCGGGCCGCTGATCTGCTGGCCGAGAGCCAGCCCCGAACCGTGCGCGAGCTGGTACCCGACTGGGAGCGCGTGATGCAGCTGCCTGACCCTTGCCTGGGGGATTCACCGTCCTTTGCCGATCGCCAATTGTCGGTGCGCCGGCGCTTGCTGGAGGTTGGCGGCCAGACGCCGGCGTACTTCGTGGAACTGGCGTTCACGCTCGGTTACCGCCAAGCCCGGGTGGTGGAGCACCGTGCCCCGCGCTTCGGGCGATCGCGCTTCGGTTCGGCCCGCTTCGGCACCTGGGCGGCTCAGTTCATGTGGACCCTGGAGACGGGGCCGCGCCTTGCCCAGGGCAGTCGCTTCGGCTTCAGCCACTGGGGGCAGGCATTCGGCGGGGCCACCAATGGCGCGTTGGAATGCCTGGTTAGTCGCGCCGCCCCGGCGCACTCCCTTGAAACCATTACCTACGGATAACGCGATATGGATTACCCGAAAAGCACCCCCAACGTCGGCCTGGTCGGCGGCAAGTTCGCAGATGAGAACGCCAGTACCGGCCAGCCTGGTTCGCTGATCCCGGCTCAATGGGGCAATGCGGTCACTGACGAACTGCTGGCCGTGATCGCGGCCGCCGGCATCGCGCCGAACGAGGGGGACAACACGCAGCTGCTGCAGGCGATTCAAGGCATTTCCGCCAGTGACGTTAAGCGCTCGGTTCGCGTGGCCACCACGGGCGCCATTGCCTTGTCTGGCCTGCAGACCATTGACGGTGTAGCGCTGGCAGCCGGTGATCGCGTCTTGGTGAAGAGCCAGGCGAATGCGGCGCAGAACTGGATTTACAACGCCGCTGCCGGTTCCTGGTCTCGTGCCCTGGATGCGAGTAACGATGCGCAGTGCACGCCGGGGCACCTGATCATTGTGCAGGCCGGATCGGCCTATGGCGGGGCCGTGGAGGAGGTGGAAAAAACCCCGCCACCGC